GATTACTGAGGACAGGAAGCTGATCACACTGGAAGAGAAGGTATACAGCAATGCAGATCTGGATACACCGATCGCGCCATCGGACACAGCGGTGAAGTTTGTGGACTTTCTGGAATATTGCCGAAAAGAATGGGGATTTGCCAAGGAAGTATTCATAGACTCTGCGGATCAGGCAACGATAACAGAGCTGCAGAAGTATAAACGCCTGCATGGATGCCTGTACCGATTTATCGATGCCTACAAAAAGGTTGAGATTCTGGATCGTATCAAGCTGCAGCTTGGCTGGATCCAGCAGGGATGTTATCTGGTGGTCGATACCTGTGTATACCACCTGGCAGAGTTGGATAAATATTCCTGGAATGATGAAAAGGATGAACCGGAAGACAAGAATGATCATACAATAAATGCCAATCAGTATGCATGGATCCCATATAAGCAGATGATAGGCTTTGAAGCGGAGGATGAGAAAAAGTGAGGTGGACACAGAAGTTGAACAACACGATCAGAAAAGGAATCAGGAACTGGCTGCAGATACAGCCGTCAACACCATATGCAATTCAGATCAATGAGGTATTGGACTTTGAGCTGTCCGCCATCCGTAACCGGATCTGGTACCGCGGAGACAGTAATGAGTTAGAGCAGATGTACATGCAGAATCCGGATTACGCGGATAAGACAAAGTTCTGGGCCAGCAAGAGCAGTCCAGGTATGGAAATGCGCAAGATTCACACCGGTCTGCCATCACTGATTGTCCGGACGCTCAGCAGTATTATCATGTCTGATATTTACGATTTCGAGTTCAAGCAAACATCTCAGGAAAAAATCTGGAAAAAAATTGATGAAGACAATAAGTTTCGAAAGCTGTTGAGCAAGAGCCTGAAAGATACACTTGCAATCGGAGATGGTGCATACAAGATCACGGTCGATACCTCAATCAGCCAGTATCCGCTGCTTGAATGGTATCCGGGAGAACGGATCGAGCTCATCAGGAACCGTGGACGGCTGAAAGAAGTAGTATTCAAAACCTCATATGCGGTGGATTACAGAACTTACACGCTGCATGAGCATTATGGATACGGATACATCGAAAACCATCTGTATTGTGATGAAAAAGAAGTTCCGATAGGCAGTATTGAAGCAACAAGAGGAGTTGTAGATGTAGCTTTTGATAAGTCTGTGATCCTTGCAGTTCCGCTCCAGATCTTTGAGAATGCCAAGTTTGAAGGGAGAGGCGGTTCGGTATTTGATGGGAAACTGGACAGCTATGATGCATTTGATGAGGCATGGAGCCAGTGGATGGATGCGCTGCGTGCTGGACGCACAAAGACGTACATTCCGGAGTGTCTGATTCCTCATGACCCGGAGACAGGAAGGCTGATTAAGCCGAATCCATTTGATAATCGCTATTTTGCTGCTGATGGAGACATGAGAGAGGGGCAGAAGAATGTAATTAACACAGAACAGCCGACAATCCCTCATGACAGCTATATGGCTACATACATTACTGCATTGGATCTGTGTTTGCAGGGGGTTATTTCTCCGTCTACTCTCGGTATTGATGTGAAAAAGCTGGACAATGCAGAAGCGCAGCGTGAAAAAGAGAAGACCACGCTGTATACCAGAAATGCTATCATTGAAGCGCTGCAGGAAACACTTCCGGAACTGATTTCTTCCTGCATCAATGCGTATCATATCCTGCATAATCATCCATTGGAAGAAGTCAAGGTTGAGATCCCGTTCGGAGAATATGCAAATCCATCCTTTGAGAGCCAGGTTGAGACTGTGGCCAAAGGAAAACAGGGCGGAATCATGAGTATCGAGGCATCCGTAGAAGAGCTGTACGGCGATACAAAGGACGAAGACTGGAAGAGAGAAGAAGTTGCCCGTCTGAAGGCGGAACAGGGCATAGCGGAACTCTCAGAGCCTTCTGTGAGTATGTCAGCTGGAGGGTTCGAGGTAAATACAGGAGGAAATGCAGATGAAGGTAGTGGTAGCAAGCCGGGTATATCAGATGAGTCAAAAGGAATATCAGGGAATACTGAAGGTGGCAAGTGAGCAGGTCAAGTTTGGTGTATATGCGATTGAGAAGAATGGTTATGCCGAACTTCGAAACGATAAGTGTACCAGTACTACCCAGCTAAAAGCACTGATCCGGCAGTTTAAGATTCAGGGATACAAAGTCCATGCAAACGGACGGTGATAACTGATGACAGATGAATATGATATCGTCAAAGCCTTTGCAGCTATAGAAAAAGAACTAATGTCTTCCATGATCCGCAACCTGAAACGCCATAAAGCTGAAGAAGATGAGATGGGAATGGAGTGGTCCATGTGGCAGACCATGCAGCTGGAAGCTCTGGAAAAGTACAAAAAGGAAAACCAGAGGCGTTTTAAGAAGCAGTTTCAGGATCTCAATAAAGAAATCGAGGAGCTGATCCGTATCGCCAATGAAGAAGGCGGCATGGATCAGGAGATTGAGATCTTAGAAGCAATCAAAAACGGATTCTTCGAAGCAAAGAAAGCCAGTCAGGGAATGACTGCAGAGTTCTTCAGGTTAAATGAGAGGAAACTGGATGCGCTGATTGAGGCAACTGTGAATGATATGCAGAATGCTGAGACAGCGATCCTGCGTATGGCCAATGACCAGTACCGGAAAGTGATATACAATGCACAGGTTTATGCCAATAGTGGTGCCGGCACATATGAGAGGGCTGTTGATATGGCAACCAGAGACTTTTTGAGAGCCGGATTGAACTGTGTGGTCTATGCAAATGGAGCAAGGCACACGCTTTCTGATTATGCTGACATGGCACTCAGAACAGCCAGCAAGCGTGCTTATCTGCAGGGAGAGGGAGTCAAGCGTCAGGAATGGGGCATACATACGGTTATCATGAATAAGCGTGGAAACCCCTGTCCGAAGTGTCTTCCGTTCTGCGGAAAGGTATTGATCGATGATGTTTGGTCTGGTGGGAGCAAGAAAGACGGACCATATCCGCTGATGAGCAAGGCTGTTGAGGCGGGACTGTACCATCCACGATGCAAAGATAGTCACACAACCTATTTTCCTGGTATTTCTACTGTAGATGGCAAGTGGACAAAGGAAGAACTCGATACTATAGGAGAGGAATACAGGCAGGAAGAGTGGCTGAATTATGCTAAGAGACAGGCAGAGAAGTATGGCAGGATGGCGGAGTTCTCACTGGATCAGGAGAACCAGAGGACGTATCACGCGAGAGCAGAGGAATGGCAGGAGCAGGAAAAAGGATTATTACGTAAGATTAAAGAATCTATTTCTCCGGAATACAAAGAGTCACTCAAGCAATTTAAGCGCCAATTAAAAACTGTAACAGACGAAGATACAAAGATGCTGTTAGAGGAATCCTCTAAACGAACACAATTTAAGTTATCGGAGAGAGGAAAAGCATACTATTCTCCAAAAGACCGAACGGTGTATTTAACAGAAGATTCAATTCCATCTACTATCGCACATGAACTATTTCATGAAATCGATCATAAGTATGAAATATCAAAAAGCGGTGTATTAACCAAGCCTATTCAGTCAGATTACAGGAGGCTGAAAAATATGGCGAGAGGATATGGTAAACCTCTGGAGGATATGTTATACTCAAGATACCCACAGTTGTTTAAAAAGGAGCGTTCTATGTTAGAAGCGTGCCGAGGAATATCCGATATCCTGAATGGAATGTCAAAAGGTGAAATATGGCTTGGTTATGGTCATGATGCTACTGGGTATTGGGACAAACCATTAAGGATAGAAAAAGAAACGTGGGCGCAATATGGAAGAATGTTCTTTGAGCAAGATAAGGACGTCCTTCGAATGTTAGAGGAATTATTCCCGGAAACAACTCAAAGTATAATGACGATAATAGAGGAGATGATGAAATAGTGTATTACGGAAAAGAAACAAAAGAACTCTTAAAACTGAGGAAACAGTATGAAGACATATTCGGCCATGATCCTAATGGAGAGATGGAATTGGAGTTTGGAAATTGTAAAAAATACACGGATCTTCTCAGAGAATGTATAGAAACCAAAAGGACTATGTTCGAGGTTCTCGGAATCAAAGATATGGATGATGAATTCTAATGCCGCCCAGTGAAAAGCTGAGCGGTATTTTTGTACCCATTTTTAAGGAGGAACAGGAAAATGAAGAAAAAAGTCTTAGCACTTATCATGAGTGCAGCGTTATGCTGCTCAATGCTTGCCGGATGTACAGAAGCAGATCAGGTAAGTCACAATATTTCGCAGGAAGCGAATAACTTTAATGTTACCAGAAGATTGACTGTTATCAATGCCAGAACAGATACCGTGCTGATGGAAATGGAAGGAACCTTTTCGCTACACAATAACAGCGCGAATGAGCTGGAGATTATCTGTGAGGTTGAAGATGGAAAGTACCAGAAACATTTTGTATACCTAAATTCGTACACCATGTATGTAGTGGAAGATATCAGTGGTGCGGAGGTAGATAAATACCATTATGAGCTGAATTTCCTTCCGCAGTGGGGGTTCAAAGCTACGCATAATGAGTGATAATTGCGCCGGCGCAACGGCAGAAAGGAAAGAAAGATGAAGAAGTATATTGGAACAAAACTGGTGGAAGTGGAACCGATGACAAGAGGTGCTTATAACAAGTACCGTGGATGGACTCTTCCGGATAATGAGAGATCAGAGGATGAGGGTTATGTTCTGAGATATCCGGATGGATATGTTTCTTGGTCACCGCAAGCAATATTTGAAAGTGCATATCTGCAGGTAGAGGACAATCCGAAGCTGCCGTCCGGTGTTTCTATCGGTCCTAAGATGGTAGATGAGTTTATCAGCTATGTGGAGACCACAACAATGGGAGAGCGCACCACTGTAGTACGCTGTGTGCTGCGTAATGGATTCGTGATTGTAGAAGCCAGTTCCTGTGTGGATCCGAAGAACTATTCCGAGGAAATGGGCAGAGAAATCTGCATGGAGCGTATCAAGAACAAGATTTGGGAACTGTTGGGATTTCTGCTGCAGACTGCATGGCATGGAATCAGGTAAGGAATTAATGCACGCTTCGGCGTGTTATTTTTATGTCCAAACACGATATGACGCTATAAAAGGTGCGTGGCCGGTGACACCGATGACAATGGATTATATAGGGCGACACCCTTAAAACGGAGGTACTAAGATGTTCAGAGAGAACTTGATCCCATTAAACTTACAGATGTTTGCGGAAGATACCGGAGTTGGCAGTGGAGCGGTCGGCGATCAGAATGCGGCCGGAGCTGGTCAGACCACACAGTCACTGCAGATTGACTATGCAAAGATCCAGCAGATGCTTGACGGAACACTGGCTGCCAAAGAGGATACCGCTTTAAAAGCATACTTCAAGCAGCAGGGACTGAGCCAGCAGGAGGCAGAACAGGCAATGGCAGCGTTCAGGGCGGAGAAGGCGAAGAATCAGCCGGATGTTGGCTCGTTACAGAGTCAGCTGAGCAGTTCCCAGAGTGCATTACAGCAGGCACAGATTCAGAACGCTGCTATCATGGCGGCTATGGGACTTGGCGTCGATGCAAAGACAATGCCGTATCTGTTAAAGATGGCAGATCTGAGCCAGGTAATGGGGCAGGATGGAAAAATCAATGAAGATACGTTAAAGAATGCACTGAATAAGGTTCTGGAAGACATTCCGGCACTGAAGCCACAGGCACAGCAGACAACGGGATTCCAGTTTGGCGCAGCAGGCGGGCAGGCATCAAGAAGCAGTGTCGATGATGAGCTGGACCGTATCTTTGGCGTAAAAAAGAAGGAGGGCTAATTAAATGTCAGTAGTAAATTATGTAACAGCGTTTCATGACCGTATCATTGCGTTGTATGGGCATGAACTTATTTCGGATGATCTGTATCATTCCAATGAGGATATCCAGATCAAGGGAGCAAAGGAGATCAAGCTTCCACGTCTGAGTGTAAGTGGATACAAGGACCATACAAGGGGATCTCTTGGATTCAATACAGGTAATTACTCCAATGATTTCGAAACAAAGACTCTGGATCATGACAGAGACATTGAGTTCGTGATCGACCCGATGGATGTAGATGAGACAAACCAGATTGTTTCCATTGCAAATATCCAGACAAGATTCGAGCGCAAGCAGGCAATTCCGGAGCTTGATTGTTATACATTCTCTAAGCTGTATACAGAGGCTGTCAGAGTAGGTGCGACAATCAAAAATACCGCAATCACTGCAGCTAATATCCTTGCAGATTTCGATGATAACTGTGAGGCATTCGAGGATGCGGGTGTTCCGTTATCTCGCTGCATCCTGTATTGTACTGCAGCATACAAGAAAGCACTGAAGAATGCAGAAGGCATCCAGAGAACTCTTGAGGTAGGTGGAAGCGCAAAGGGTATCGACCGCCGCGTACATACATTGGATGATCTGGGCAAGATCAAGACGGTTCCGCTGGAGCGTTTCAAGACTGCGTACGATTTTACCGAGGGTTATCAGGCAGATGCGACGGGAAAGCAGATTAATTACATTCTGGTAGATCCGGAGGCACAGGTTTCCCGTGTGAAGTATTCTTATATCAATACTTATACACCGGGTCATGATTCCAGAGTAGCGGACAACTATATGTATCAGAATCGTAGATACAACGGTACATTTGCTCTGGATGAGGAACTGAAGGTGGCTTGTATCATCAATGCGGAGGCGTAATCATGAAGGCGAAAAAGGAAAATAAGACATACCGCGTGACAGAGGCTGAGAAGCAGAGATATCTGAAAGCCGGATATGATATCTACAGCGATGATGGTATCCTGTTAGAACATTCTCCATTGAAGAAAATCTCTTATGCAGAACATGAGAGGCTGTTAAAGGCTGTATGGGCAGAAGCAGAGCTGCTTCGTGCAGAAAACGCAGAACTGAAAGCAGAAGTAGCTGCACTGACAGAAGCGGCTGGTGCAGCGCAGGGAAAGGCGAAGAAGAAGGCAGGTGAGTAACATGGGTTACGAACCATATGTAAATGCCGAAGTCTATCGTAAACAGTACGGAAGCGGCATTGTTCCGGAAGAGTCATTAACCAAGGCTCTCCGGACAGCTTCCCGGCATATCGATTCCCTGACATTCAACCGGATTCAGTCCTTAGGATTCGAGAATCTGACTCCGTTTCAGCAGGAGATCATCCGTGAGGTGGTTTGCCTGCAGGCGGAATTTGAACATGAGAATGCGGATGAGATTAATACAATCTTATCCAGCTACAGTATCAATGGCGTATCAGCACAGTTTGGCAGCTCATGGAATATCTTCATGGATAAAGGCGTTGCCATGAAGCGGGATGTATATGCTCTGCTTTGCCAGACTGGCCTGTGCTGCCGTTTGGCGAGGTGAGACTATGAAATATCCATGTTTAGTACCGAAACGGCTCTGTAAGACGGATATCGCGCTCCAGATGGATCAGGAAGGATTGAATGAATATGGTGAACCGTTGCCAGCTGTGATTTATTCTGGAAAATGCAACTATCAGGACAAAGCAAAAACAATCCTGACGGCAGAAAAGAAACTGGTTCAAATTACTGGATCGGCACTCCTTCCGGGAGATATCTGCCCGGAACTGCCTGTTATCTCTGGCGGAACAGCAATGTTGTTTGGAGTGGAGCGTCGCATCCTGCAGGGAAGAAAAGGCAGGAATCCAGATGGGACGGTCAATTATACAGAGGTGCTGCTGATATGATAAAAGTATCATCTACGGTAAAACTGAATGCTCCGGTGATGAAGATGCTCAAACAGGTGCAGGTTCAGGCACTGGAAAAGACTGGTGAAGCTTTGCATACAGAAGTGATTCAGGCTCAGGTATTTCCGCGAGATACTGGTAATCTACAGAATGAAAGTACCTTTGTGGATTATTCAGAGTCTGCAAACGGAAAAGTCACTATCGTGTCAAGTACTCCGTATGCGAGACGTTTGTATTTTCATCCAGAGTTTCATTTTGCACAGGATGAGAATCCAAACGCAAAAGGCAAATGGTACGAGGACTGGGAATCGGGTGGCTCGCAGGAAGAATTTGCGATCAGGACCTACAAAGAATTCTACAGGAGGATGGCAGGATTATGATGTTATCTGATGTGAGAGACTATATTGAATCCCTGAATCTGGCAGATCATGTGTATCAAAGCAAGCTGGATGCCAAGAAGGAAAAATCCATTGGTGTATATAACAGTAAGCATACCCATGCATACAAGACTGCCATTGGTGGTCCTGCTTTGGAGTCCTACGGGACGAAATACGTCACTCTTCTGGTACATTGGAACAAATCCCCAAGAGATACGGAAAAGGCTGCTGTGGCCTTGTTTGAGACTGTCAGGGATACAAGGGAAGTAACCGTAAACAATGAAACAATCAAATTTATACAGCCGCTTTATGACATTCAGGACGTTGGCACGGATGATGCCGGAGTTTATGAAATGGTCATCGAGGTGGCTGTTGTTTATTCAAAGAAAGGAAATGAAGGATGAAGTTTGGTAGAATAAATGGAAGAACAGAAAATTCGATGATTCCGATGAATCTGCAGAGACATGCCGGTACACCAAGCGGCGTATTTCCATGCTACAAGAATCAGTTCCAGATCAATACTGCAGCAGATGGAGCGACTGCAACAATGGCATCTATTGCGGATTGCGAGTCGTTTAATGTATCTCTCGATAATGGAGTTGAGGAGTGGACTCCGTTTGAAACAGAAGGCTGGGTAAGAAGACTGATGACTGCAAAATCACTTACTATTTCTGTATCTGGCAAACGTAATGTTGGTGATGCAGGTAATGATGCAGTAGCAGCGTTGGCATGGTTGAATGGTCGTGATGCGGAACGGAATTTCCAGTGGACATTCCCAGATGGAACAGTGGTATTACTGGAAAATGCGGTAATCAATGTGACTAATGTTGGAGCTGGTGACTCAACTAACGTAGGACCGCTGGAATTTGAAGTCATGAGTAATGGCAAACCAAAAGTAACAGTGGCATAAGGAGGAAATATGAAGAGGGTTGATATTACAAGTAAACTGGAACTCGATAAAAATGCAGTATTAGTTATTGCGGAAGAGGAACTGGAAGTAAAGACCGATGTGAAGACGGTATTGCTTCTGATTGCAAAGGCAGACGAAGGTATTGATAGCAGAAATATAGCAGATGTCTGTGATCTGATTTTTACAGAGGAAGCAAAGCTGCGTCTGGATAATATGGATCTTTCATTCAAAGATTATGCTACTGTGCTTCATGCTGCAATGGATGTTGTTATGGGAAAAGAGTATGAAACGCAGGGGGAAGAACCGACCCATACTACAGCTTGATAGATGATTATGATTTGATTGTATCATCGTTTCAGGCGCAGTATGGGCTGCGCTTATCCAGAGAAATCGATACGATGTCATGGGGAGAATTCAAACAGCTGCTTATTGGCATCAGTCCAGATACTCCTCTTGGCAGGATCGTGTCAATACGCAGTGAAACTGATAAAAATGTTTTGAAGCACTTCTCGAAAGAGCAGAAGCGGATTAGAAATGAATGGTTGGCTAAAAAGAATAAAATAATATCCGAAAAGGATATGGAAAAGGTTCTGGAAGGATTTAAGCAGATGTTCATTTCAATGGCTGGAGGTGGTAATCATTGAGAGAATGAAGATAAAATGTCCGCATTGTGGACATGAACAGAAAGTGCAATACACCTCGGATGCAGTATGTCGGGGAGTGTTTGTCAGATGCCAGGCTAGGCATTGTAGAAAAGAATTTGAAATTAAGATAAAGGTGGACAAGTAGTGCCTTGTGTCGATGTCCTCTGTTCTGGAAAGGATAGGTGGATATGGGTGCAGAAGCTACGAGCGTAGGCCAGATTGGTCTTGATCTGGTTGTGAACCAAAAGAAATTTAATAAGCAGATGTCAGGCATTCAGGGAACGGCGAAAAAAATCGGAGCTATGCTTGCATCTGCTTTTGCCGTTAAAAAGATTGTTGATTTTGGAAAATCATGCATAGAACTTGGCTCTGATCTGCAGGAAGTGCAGAATGTCGTTGATGTAACATTCAAGAGTATGAATCAGCAGGTGAATGATTTTGCAAAGTCTGCGATTACTACTGCTGGACTTTCAGAAACGATGGCCAAACGGTATACTGGAACATTCGGTGCTATGGCCAAGGCTTTTGGGTTCACGGAATCGAATGCCTACGGTATGTCCACAGCACTGACTCAGTTGGCCGGAGATGTTGCATCGTTTTACAATATCACGCAGGATGAAGCGTATATAAAGTTAAAATCGGTATTCACCGGTGAAACAGAGAGTCTAAAAGATCTTGGTGTAGTTATGACACAGAGCGCGCTGGATGCCTATGCACTGGCCAATGGATTTGGAAAGACAACTGCTGCAATGACAGAACAGGAAAAAGTTGCACTGCGGTATCAGTTCGTTATGAATCAACTCTCAGCAGCACAGGGAGATTTCATCAGGACATCAGATTCATGGGCAAATCAGACAAGAGTGATGTCTTTGCAGATTCAGTCGATTATGGGAACGATTGGACAGGGACTGATCAATCTGTTCACACCGGTGATCAAGATAATTAATGGTGTTCTGGGAAAAATCGCACAGTTAGCGGAAGCCTTTAAAGGATTTACGGAACTGCTCACAGGCAAGAAATCAGAAAGTGGCAGCGGAATTGCAGACAGTCTGACAGCTGGCCTTACAGATGCAACAGCAGCAGCCGGTGATGCAGGAACTGGATTATCTTCAGCAGCAGACAGTGCGGGAAATTTGGCTGATAACACAGAAAGTGTAGGAAATGCTGCCAAGAAAGCAGCCAGAGAGATGAAAGCCCTGATGGGGTTTGATGTGATTGAAAAACTGCCGGCAGTATCGGATGTGAGTACTGGAAGCAGCGGGGGAACATCAGGAGGAGCTGGCCTAGGTGGCCTTGGCAGTGGCGCAACTGACTTCGGGAAGCTGGCAGAAAGCGGGGATAATGCACTTACCAGTACAAATAAAACTCTTGATAAGATTATCAGGAAAGTCAAGCAGCTGGCAAATCTGGCTAAAGAGGGATTCTTTGACGGTGTTGGAGACTTAACGGTTCTTGATAGTATCAGGACTGAGTGCGAATCTATTAGTAAGGTATTAAAGGAAATCTTTACAGGCGAAGAGGTATTATCAGCTGCGGATATATGGGCACAGACTGTGGCGTATAATCTTGGCAAGGTTTCCGGATCGGCAGTTTCAGTAGGCTTATCAATTGCGGATAATCTGGTTGGCGGAGTTGCAAAATATCTGAACGAAAACATGGGACGCATCAAAACGTATGTGATCAGTATGTTTGATATCGGTGCAGAACAGGCAACTTTATCCGGGCAAGCAGCGGTATTTCTTGCGGACATTGCATCCGTTTTACAATCAGATGCAGCTAAAGGAATAACCTCGGATGTGATTTCCATATTTGCAAATGGATTTATGGGAATTACAGAAATGGCAGCGCGTTTTGGAACAGATTTGATTAGTCTGATTGTTGTCCCGTTGTCAGAAAATGCGGAAGCAATCAAACAAAGTGCCGCTGGTATACTGGAACCAATTAAGGCAATAACAGGTACAGTAGCACAAAGTATTTCAGATAGTTTGCAGTCAATTCGGACAATGTATGATGTGCATATAGCACCGATGTTTGCGACAATAAAGCAGGGATTGAGTGAAATTGCAGGTTTTTTGTGTGAGAAGTTTGAGAATGAGATAAAGCCGGTGCTGGACCAGTTTGCAGCGGATTTTACTGTTATGTGGGCAGAACATATACAGCCTGCAATCGATAGCGGTATTGCATTCTTTGGAAAGCTTGCGGACACGATCTCTCTACTATGGAGTGAATATCTTCAGCCATTTATCATGAGAATGATAGACGAGCTTACACCAGCTGTGGAAGCAATGGGAACTATTTTCAATGTAGTATTTAGTGCAGTTGGAGATCTAGTAGCAGATATTTTTAGTGCATTATCAGGTTTGCTTGATTTTATAGTCGATATTTTTAAGGCAGACTGGGATGCAGCATGGGAAGATCTGAAGCGTGTGTTTGAGGTACTGTGGAATGGAGTAAGATCATTTCTGGAAGATCTGTGGAATGGTTTGACGGAATATTTTGCCGAAACATGGACTGCAATTCAGGAGATTTTTGAACCGGTAACAGAGTGGTTTAGTGGTGCATTTCAGGCAGCATGGGATGGAATTGTCGCTATCTGGTCGGGCGTAAAGGACTGGTTTACGACCAATGTTTCTGAACCGTTAAATACGCTTTTTACAGATCTCTGGACTGGGATTGAGACATTTGCATCCGATACATGGGATAACATTGTCGGCATATTCAAGGCGGGTGGAAGCATATTTGATGGGTTTGTTACTTCTGTGAAGGATGTTTTTGTACAACTTGTAAATGGAATCATTTCTGGAATTAACAGCGTGATCAGTGTTCCATTTAAAGGAATTAATGACGTATTATCAGGTATCAGAGGGGTAAACATTCTGGGAGCAAAGCCGTTTGAATGGGTGCCAAGTATTACAGTGCCGCAGATTCCAATGCTGGCACAAGGTGGTTTTGTGGAGAAGAACACACCACAGCTTGCCATGATTGGTGATAACCGGCACTATGGTGAGATTGTTGCTCCGGAGGATAAGCTTCAGGAGATGGCAAGGATGGCAGCGACAATGGGAGGAAGTCCGGAACTGCTGCAGAAGATCATTTCCCTGTTAGAAACTCTGATTTCTCTCGTCCAGGGCGGTGATGATATCGTTCTGATGCTTGATGGAGAGGAACTGGCAAGGGCAGTCATGACTGGCTCTTTGAGATTAAAACGAAGATATACTACTGTTGAGGTCACTGTATGAGTGGCCTCTTTTTGAGAGGTGATTGATATGGGAGTTGTATTGATGGCCGGAGAGATGCAGTTACCATCTCCGGTATCCCTTCAGATTGACAATGAACTGATCTGGTCTTCCGATTCCGGGAGAGATTTGTCAGGCTTATTTTCTGGTGATATCGTCGCAGAGAAAAAGGCTTTGACAATTGGTTGGGGAGTGCTGCAGGCGGGAGAAGTAAATCTGATTGAAACGCAGCTTTGCCCTGGTTATTTTCCGTTGAAATTCTGTGATGCAGGTGGCATTGTTGAGATTGAAGCATACAGAGGAACTCTGAGTAAGGTATTGCTGGGAGAATTCGGAGACGGATATCTTTACTACAAATCTGCCAGCTGCAAGATTGTACAGAGGTAATGATATGGCAAGAAATACATCATCTGCTTACAAGGAGCAGATAAAAGGAGTCCGGCAGTTTTGTGCAAAAGTGATTATTACATATGCAGATGGCACGATCGATACGCTGACGGATTTATCTGATTTTAAGAAAATAAAGATTGCAGATGCCTGTTCTGATACCAATGAGTTTGTGATTGGTGCAGCGGTGATGAATGAGGCTGTGATCACGCTGAATAATCGCACTGGAAAGTTTAATGGGAAGAATTTTTTCGGTGCTCAGTTAACACTGTATGTAGGGATTATGGTGAATGGTGTTCCGGAACTTCTAAAAATGGGACAGTATCTTGTTGATGAGCCGATATCGCCTGGCATCAGTATCAATATAGTAGCGTATGACCGGATGATCTGGCTGGATCGGACATATACACCAGGTATTGTTTATCCGGCAACATTGGCGCAAATAGTAATAGATGCATGTGAACAGTGTGGGGTGACTGTAAAGAGTGTTGATTTTCCGAGGGCGGACTATATTGTGGAGAATGCTCCGGAGAAATGCACCTGCAGGGAGCTTGTGGCCGCAGCTGCACAGTTGGCCGGATGCTTTGCGAGATGTGATGCAGATGGACAAGTAGAGCTGCGTTGGTATTCAGATACAGTGAATCATGAGATAACCAGTTTGCGGAGTAAGAATATCTGCACGGATGATGTCATTGTAACTGGAATCACGGTACTGAGCGGAGATGAAGAACTGTCCTCAGCAGGAGAAGACGG